CCACCTTTACTAGCCGTAACAAAGAAGTCATCTAAAACATGCTTGACTGAAGTGTGAGCTACCTTATCTTTAAGAGCAGGATGAGTAAATGTCTCATAGTGTAATGCTTCTTGTGTTGTAAAGTAAGGTTTATCTCCTTTACTGAGAGCCTCAAACTCCTCTCTAGACATAATAGCAGGAGTCATTTTATCTTTACTGGTAGGAGCTAAGTCTAGCTTCTCCATAGATGTAATAACATTCCTTCCAATAATAGCTCTAGTCATAGCTTGTACGTAAGTAGATAAAGCTACACCCGGACTTGTTACTAACTCTAGCTTTCTGTTAGATGTGAATTGACCGTTATCTATAAGCTCTTGTATTTGAGCTAAAGTACCTTTCATGGTTCTTGCTTTACCTGAACCAGAGTCAGCTTTACCCCATACTTTAATTAATTCTTCTATCTCAATATCTGTAAGAGTTTGCTTGAAGATATGAGGGAAGTAATTAGCAAGGAAAGCTCCTTTGTTATCTTTATCTTTAAAATTATTAACCTTAAGCTCTGCTACATCCTTCTTTCCTTTAATGATTTTAGCTTCAACAGCAGCATCACCTATAATATTTAAAAGGTCTGTAATCTCATCAGCAATCTTACGCTGTTCTTGAGAGAGTTTATTACCCACAGCAGGGTCTTTACCTCTTTCAATATAATCAATTAGGAGATGACCCTCTTCAACCGTCTTGAAGTTATCATCAATCTTCTTACCTATAGACTGCATCTCAGCTTCAAATTCTTTACCCTCATTGAAGTTAGTTTCCAAATCCTTAGCTATTTGATGCTTGGCTTTCATAACACTGGCTTTAAGGTTTTCACCTTTAGCAAGACGATAACCTTTAGAACCTAAAGCAACGGCACCAGCAGCCAACATAGCGTTAGAGAAGGTATCCCCTTCCTCTCCTGTTAAAACCCCGGCAGTCACTCCTGCTGCTCCTGCTAGACCTAATGTTCTATACTTACCAGCCTCTAAAAACTCAACAACCTTACTAGGATTGGTAATCTTGTCAGGGTTGTCTTCAGGTTTAGCTGCTCTTTCTTTAAGAAGTCTAGCATCTAGCTCATCTAAAACCTCTGTCACGTGTTTATCGCTTGCACTTCCTTTTAAAGCTTCGTTATAAGCTCTCTCTAACTCTAAGATAGCCTCTTGGTTAGCATGTGTTTCTCTTTCTCTAGCATAAGCTAACTCAGCATCAGTAAGGTCGTTAGGGTCTTTAGGTCTCTCTTGATATAACCCTCTACGTTTCTGGTCTAAATGAGAAAGCTCGTGAGCTAAGACAAAAGCTTTCTGACTTTCTTTATCTGACTTAAGTAACTCTAACTGAGAAGCAGATAGTTCCTTATCAGGAGTCTTTTTAGATATTGTTTCATTGTAGTTATCTAACTTATTAGACAACAAACCATCATCGATAATAATGTGAGCTGGTTCTATACCATCTCTACTATAAACAATCCTACTTGCTTTATTTTCAATACCTTCTAAGTGGTCATCTAACTTAAGTTCTCTAGCTTCTTTAACTGTAATAACTTTATAATCTTTATTCTTTCTAAGACTAGGAAATAACGTGGTATCGTGATTCTCCGTTATAAACTTAAGCGGTGCTTTTATTTCATCAGCAGTATCTTCAGGTACTAAAGATTTCTGAACTTGTTGAATCTCTTCTGCTTGTATTACTTCTAACGCTTCCTGCTCTTTAGTCTTAACCTCTTCAACAGGTTTTGTTCTATCATGTAAATCTTTAGCTGTTTTTCCTAGTATACCTAGTCCACCAAGAACACCGAATACAGCTCCAAATTGCATACCTGCTTTAACATTCTTAGCTTTAACATCACCTTGCTCAAGTAAGTCATAAATAGCTTCATATCCTCCACCTACGGCAGCACCAGCAGCTATACCTGTACCCATCTTAGCTAATCCTCTAAGAGCTTTAGGTTGAATGTTGTTTAGCTTATTTAAAGCTTTAGCTACATGAGATACTTTGTTAGCTTTAGCAGCAATACCGGCTGCTGAGGCTGTTGCAGATGCTCCTCCTGTCACTGGAGCAGCTATTACACCTAACCAAATTAATAACTCTAATGGTAAATCCTTAATAAGCTCTGCTGTTACAGCACCTGCCATATAAGAAGGATGCTCTTTAGCTAAATCCCAAAAGTCCTTAAGACCTTCAGCATCCTCTGGGTTAACTCCCCATCTATCATTAAAACTATTTCCTTCAACATCTAAAACAGCATCCATATTACCGTTTAAATGTTCATGTACAAAACTTAAGTCATCGTTAAGAGTAGTTCTTCTTTTATATATTTCGTTTATATGGTCTACTTCTGATTGAGTATAGTTTCTAAAATCACCTACATCTGAGTAAGCGTTTAACATCTTATCTAACTCACCCAATCCAAAGTTAATAGCATTTCTTTGAACGAACCATTCCCTTTGAGAGTCTTCATCAAAACCTCTAGATATTACTTGTCCTGATACTCCAGTCGTACCCCAAGAACCGAAAGTCTCATGTCCTCCTACAAAACCAGAACCAAAGTCTTTCTCTTCTACTGAGAAGAAAGCTGACTTTAAATTAGCTTCTGCTTGTTCTAAGTTTAATTGAGGTTCTTTCCTTATAGCTCCACTTCTAGACATTTAACTTTACCTTTAATTACCTGCGGAATGAAAGCCTCTTTTTCCTTGGCTGGTTTTAGTAGTAGTAGTAGGTGTACTTGAAGTAGATACTACATTAGAGTCTGCTTCATTTGCGGATATTCTTTGCGCGTTAAAAGCCTCTACTTTATCTTTAGATATAGTCTGTTCCTCCTGTTTAGGAGTGGCTGTAGCAGTAGTGTTAAGTTTAGCTGCTACATACGCATCTCTAGAAGCTTCAATATACTTTTTAAGAAGGTCTAGTAATGCTACTCTCTTGGCACCCTTACCTTTAGACGCTGATTCACCGTATGTTTTAGCGATTTTCGTCATTAATAGAGCTGGGGTTAACTTATCCATATTAAGTTCTGAGCTCATATCTGGAAGGTTGTTTTCAACCCAAGCCTTTAAATCTATAGCTCTTTGTGTGGATTCATACTCTTTTTCTAGTAAAGGCGTTAAGTTTTCTTTTCTGTTTTTAGCTTTAGTAGATTTAGTAGAATCAGCATAAGCTTGAGCTGTCATCATATCAGACTCAGCCTTAGTTACTTTAGATAACATATCTGTATAAGCATTAAAGTCTACTTTACGTACCTTCTCTAATACCTTCATCATACCTTCTCTAGTTGTGTAATCTCCACTTTCATGGATTTCTTGTAAGAGTTCACTTTTAGATTGCCAACCCGCAGCTTGTCTTACTCCTTTTCCAAATTGACTACCTGCTTCCTTACCCGAGTCATACATTAATTGTGTGAATGTTGCTGACATGTTATCTCCTAAAAATAATTAACTTAATATACAGAATAGTTACCAGATACAATAGGAGTGCCTGTTACATTACTACCACCACCAAAAGAAACAGGTCCGTGAGTCCCCGCAGTAGATGACGTTGTAGCATTATACGTATCACCTATCGCCTTTCCTGTCTCAGTAGCAAAACCAGCTCTAGCTGCGTTCTGTGCTTCATACGCACCACCCATCAGTAAACCACCTTGTTGTGCTGCTCCAGATAAACCTTGTCCAACATTTGCTCCAAAGTCTGCTAAGTCTAAACCAAAACCAGCAATACCCATAGCTCCTGTTGTAGCTGCGTTTCTTCTGTTTGTATAGTTATCAATCAAATCTTGTACTCTATCATCAGCAGTTCTTCTAGCTTCTAATCTAGTATCTCCCTGAGCCTTTCTTAACATACCAGAGCTAGTAGCACTCGCTGTACTACCCGGAGTAAATCCTTGAGAGAACAATCTACTTTCTAAAGCAAGCCTCTCTTGTTCTTGCTCAGGAGCTAACAGAGCCATCTCTTGTTGATAATATTTATCACCTAAGTCACCAGCAGCCTCACCTCTTAAAGAAGTAAGTAATCTGTTCTGTTCAGCAGCTTCGGCTGTGTAAGCATCATACTGAGCTTGTTGTTCAGGAGATAAACCAATATCAACACTACCGTCACCAAAGGTTACGTTACCCATAGCACCACCGATGTCCCAAGGCATTGAGCCTTCCATCATCCAGTTAGCTGACTTCTCCTGTCCTTCTAAGTTCTTTTTAGCGGCATACGAGGTACCTAAACCACCAACTAAGCTCTTTATTATTGTGCTTACCCAATCCATATCTATCTCCTATGCTGTACGTTTCCACATGTAAACGACTACATATGGTTGTAAGTTTTCATTACCTGTTAATGCTACACCTGCTTCATCTGTTAATGCTGTATAACCATTGCCTCCAGTCACACCATCATTACTATTACCTGTTGAGTATGATGAACCTGTAGAGTCAACATGAACACTGTTGTATTCATTACGGATATTAGTGCCGTGAGTATGTTCCGGTAAGACAGAATCTTCTCTACCGCCTGTTGCTCCTGCTGTATCAAACGTACCAGAGCCAGCTTTACCTACTAGAACCTTACCTTCACCAAACGCATCCCAAGTACCGCCTAATGCTGCTGCGGGACTCGTAGAAATAGTGGTTGTGTACAGAGAACCTACTGGATAGATAGCATCAATAATATTCTGCTTAGTATCCACACCACTCATCTCGGTTTGTACATACTGAGTTGTTGCTATCTGTGCTGTGTTTGTATCCGCGGCAGCAGTCGGAGCTGTTGGAATACCTGTTAAGGCAGGTCCAGCTATATCTGCTTTACTACTAACAGCGGTTGCTATAGCAGTAAACTCATTATGAAAATCAGTTCCTGATATAGTTTTACCAGTTGCTCCGGTGGTTAAACCATCTCTAGTATCCCAACCGATAGATGTGTATATTGTATAATTTGACATTTAGTCTCCTATCTTATTTTCCCTTGTTTAAACAAGAGGGTGGAATCCTGTAATGAAACTAAACTTCCATTTACCTCTGTATCCATACCTATCTTAAAATGCTTTGCTGAACCGGATAAAGGAATACTATACTCCTTTAAACCGTAGACAGGCGCATACTCTCCTACACCAAACTCAGCTTCTCCAAACAAAGAAGCTACGCCTGACGATGTAGGTGTTAAGTCTAAGGTAACTGTTTTGTAAGCAGTTAAACCAAAGTCCTTAAACATATTAATATTAACAGAAGTATCCTTACCTCCATTAAACATAGCTCTCATCTTCTTAAGTAAAGATGCTGCTACTCCTTCTCCCATCTCTAACCAAACAGAAATGAATCTACTTGTGTACTTATGCTCTGTAAAGGTAGTAGAGCCTGTCATATCTTTATCTATATAATCTTCGTAAGAAGCTACACTACCTGCCTTCTGTCCTACTAAGAAACCTTTTGAAGTAGTGTTTGCAAAACAAGCTGGTTCTCTATCACTCTCAAACTTCCAAGTTGTAACTCTAGGAGCTTTGTTAGCTGTTATATGCTTCATATCAAAGACATAAGTAGAGTTCTTGTCTACAAAGGAAAGTAAATATACTCCCTCTTCTTCTAAATAAATACCCTTAGCATCTGAAGCCTGAGCCGTCTCTCTCGTTAACGTATCTTTTACATTAACAGATAAATCTGATAGAGGTACTTTATCTAACTCTGTAGTACGAGCTAGGGAACGTAAGCCTGTTTCAGAAAGGAATACTAAATCATCTCCAATAGCCTGTACTGTATCTCTAGCTACACAACCTACACCTCTTATAACTTCATCTAAACCAAATGTAGTAGCATCACTAGGGTTAGCAGGGTTATTATACAGAGCTATATTCTTCTTACCAAAGATTACTAACTTTCCGTAGAAAGGAGCAATAGCTACTATCTCATCACTTCCCCACACCTTATTCAAATCTAGTACACCTGAAGAACCTCCGTTCCAAGTATCTCCCTGTAGTAAGTCTGAATAGAATACAGAAGCTTTATTACTTGTTACTCCTCCTACCCATAATCTTCCATAGTAACCCATACAACAAGAAGGTTGAAAGGTAGTAGCAGAAAGAGTAGATGGATAACCGTTACCGCTTCCATCTGGAATGTTAGTCCAAGAAGTGCCATTATACTCTAAAGGGTCTTGTCCACCTTGAACAGCATAAAGCTTATCATTAAAGTTTACAAACATCCAGTCTGAAGTAGCTCCTGAGAATGTTGTAGATGTAGCCGGAGCAGATAACGTAGTGGATGTACTCCAGTCTACTGTGATTATCTTATCTCCTACACTAACAACAACATTAGAACCAAGTTCTCCTATGGCACCTACCTTAACACTTGCTGCTTGAGCTAACTGTCTTAAGCCTTTCCTTACAGATATAACTCCAGATTCTCTTACTACTACATTCTCAGCTTTAGTAAGCCAAGAAATATCTAAGGACGAAGGATTACTTTGGGTATTTAAACCATTTAATCCTATGTTATTTAGAGGTGTGTATGTAAGTTGCTTAGCCATTAGTTAACAAACCAGTCAGTTTCATATTGTGTATTACCACTATCTAACATAATAGCATGAGATATAGCAGTAGATGATTCCATCGCAGCTAAACCAGATTGAGTACCGCCATCTTCTCCACGCTCACTAATAGCTCTAGCATAAGCACCTAATATAACTGGCTTAGCAGGAACCTTTAATACCGTAGAAGCTGTAGATAGTTCATCCTGATACTTCAGTAAGTCAAAAGCAATAACCTGAGCTTCTGAAGGTTGAGGAGAGAAGTCTATCTTTAAGTTAGAAGAAGCATCTGTTCCATTGAAACCATAGTACCTAGGCTCACCAGTAGCCTCTGTAGGGTACTTTACACTGTTAAGGTAGTGTCGGCTCACTTGAACTAAATTGTTCCCTGTAGCCGTGTTTATAACGTCAATGACTTTAAACTCTTGTCCAGAACCTAAACTGTAATTAGTTGTACCTGCTGCTGTTGTTAAGTTAACAGTCTCTCTAAGAGCTAACCAGTTATGTACAGACTCTACACTCCTCTTAGCATCGTTAACTAAAGAACCTATTACCTTTTGGTAGTCTGTAGTTGTACCTGAAGGGTCGTTAATAGCACCTGTCCAATCACTTGAGATTGTATCCTCTCTCAACCTAATTAGAACCTCATTAATTAATTCTCTAAACGTCATTTACTTCCCCTTAGCTAGTTGAGCGCCGAAGTAGAACTCTACAATCATAGTAGCCCAAGCGAACACTTCGTTAAATTTAATCAAACCTCGTACTGTTACGTACTCAATCTGGTCTGGTGTAATGGTAAAACCCAGTAGGCTAAAGCCTTCTCTTACTGTAGGTATTACAGTTTCTACGTTGAATAATACTGGTGCTACTTGCGTGAATATTATTAAACCTAGAATAGCAAAGATGATGAACCTTCTGTTCCAAGCAGCCATTGGTGACTCTTTGTCAGCAGCGTCTCTTGCTTTGTTAATAGACTTGTTCTTAGCAGCGAAAGCCTCAAGCATTAGCTTCTGACCGTCTGTTGCAGCCTGACTGCGTATAGCTAAGAGTTTGGCAAAGAACCCCAGTAGTATTGGTGCTGCGTTAGTTAGTATGGTTATCATTATTGACTC